AGCTGGTGTGGGTGCAGAAAGAAGAGGATTAGAGCAACAACGTATTGGTGCAGAAATGGCTAAGTTTGCAGAGGCAGACCCATTTAAATATACGCAACAATATTTGCAGACTGCTTTTGGAACACCTACATTGCCAACCCAAATTTATCAACCACAGTCTACTGCTCAATCTATACTGGGTGGTATAACTGCAGTATCTGGTTTTATGAATCAAGGTGGTGCAATTAATTCTTTGGCTGAAGGTGGTAGTATTTTTAGTAAAGAAGAAGAAGACGAAATAAAAGAAATAGAAGATTTTTCTGATGAAGAATTTGGAACAGAGTATGGTAAAGAAAGAAGAAGAGCTGAAGCTACAGATAAATTTAAAAAGGGACTTAAAAGTTTAGCAAAAAATAGTGATGCTCTAGAACCTAAAAGTCAAATGCTTGGGTCACAGCAAGGTCGCTCTACACAAGTATCCATGCAACAAGATGCAAGAGCAAGAGCAAGACGTAGGCTTGGCATGTTTAATCAGGGCGGCAATGTTAAAACTGAGCCAGAAAAAGGATTTATAGGTAGAATAATGGACGGTGTTCGGTCTGGTTATCAAGCTATAAAAGATATTGACTATGACCCAGAGACAAAATCACTAGGTAAGTATGACCCATTTACAGGCTTTGATAGAACTGAAAGACTTCGTATTGGATTAGCAATGATAGGTCAAATGCCACAGCTAGGACAAGGACCACTGCAGGCAGCAGCCGCAGGTGCAAGTACAGCACTAGATACAATTACAACAGAACAATTAACTGAAGCAGAAATAGCTAGACAAGCAGCCGAAGATGCATTACCAGATAAGGCTACGGCTGCGGCTTTTAATACTATAGTTAGAAACGTAAAAACTCATCTTGGATATAATATAGACCCAGCCACAAATACATTTAAATTTCCTGGTCTTATAACTGCAAAGATGAAAAAAGAAGAATCAGAGTTAACGCAAAGGGCTTATGATGTTTTGGAAGCAACAGGAAGTATTTCTAAAGCACAGCAAGTTATTACAGATTTTATCCCTAAAGCTCATCCTATCGGTAGTGGTGCTAGCGGTGGTGCTAGCGGTGGTGCTGGCGGCGGTTCTGGCGTGACTGTCCCAAGAATACCACAATCAAGTAGCGGTGGAATTGGAAGTTATTTTAGAGCAATAAATCCTTTTGCTAGTGATGCAGACTAATAGAGGCAAAACATGGCGATAACACCTAGAAGCGGTGAGATGCAACGGCTATTAAAAACAATAGCTGAAAAAGATTTGGATGTTGAACAAACTTATCAATACTTAGATGAACAAGGAATTGATAGAGAAGAATTTTCAAACGCTTTTCTTACCCGCATAGATGAACTTGGAGGAGATATTACGCCCCCTGAATCGCCTAGCGTTTCAGAGGTTTTTGGTGCTGCCCAACAATTAAAAGAAGAAAGTCCAGTATTAGGTACTATAGTTGCGCCTGCTCTTGCACTAAAAGGTATTAAAGAAAATTTTAGTGGTGTAGATATACTAGGTTCGGTGCTGGGTCAAACAGGAGAAAATATTAGTCAAGTAGCTGGAGATATTGTTGAGGTTGGCGCACAAAAAGCGGCTGATATGTTTAATCTTGGCTACATGGTTGACCCAAAAGAAACACGCCAACGGTTTGAGAATGTATTTAAAAAAGCTGCAGATAGTGTAGAAGAAGAAGTAAAGCAAACAGAGTTAGGTCAAAAAGCATTAAGACAAACTAAAGAATTTTTTGACCCAGAACTAAATACTGGAGAAGAAATTGCTGCAGAAGTAGGTGAGTTTCTTGTACCACTTGTAGGTGCAACAAAACTTTTAAAAGTCGGAGAGGCTACAACAAAAGCAAAAAAACTTGCTAAAGCATATGGTGCTGCTGTTTCAGCCGATATGTTTTATAGAGATGAAGACGAACAATTCTTTCACGAAATTATTACAAACAACTTGAATCCTGACTTACAAGAGTCATTAGCTGCTTTTGCTTTAGACCCTGATGACACTGTTGCAGAAAGAAGATTAAAACAACTAGGTGATTCTCTTGCTTTTGAGGCTAGTGCTGGATTAGCATTAGCAACAGCATTGGGCATAGTGACTCGTGTTCCTCGTGGTGCTAGAAGACTAAAAGACCTTGGCAAAGATGGGATAGATAAGGCACGTATTTTATCTCCTTATATGGTAAGAGGGTTAAAAGCGGCTGCTGAAAATACTGTTGGTAAAAGAACTGCACTAAAAAAGAATAAAGTATTAACTCCTGTTGAGGCATCAAACAAGGCGGTGGCTACTGATGTTAAAGTAGAAAAGATTGCTCCTAAAGAATACAGGCAGCAAGGTATTATTAAAGAAACTATTGGTGCGTTAAATACAGGTATGGGTAGACTGTTTACATCTAAAACAGGATTACCCGACCCTATATTTAAGGCAGATGTAGAAAGACGGGGTGCGTTAACTAGTTCAGAAAAATTAATTAAATATGAAGTTGGTAAACTTAAACGACAATTAGATTCTGCTTCTAAAATAGTTGGTCGTAATGAGAAATTTAAATATTCAATAGATGAAACTCTTCAGGGAAAAGTTCCAAGTGAAAAAATTAACTATAAACAAGAACTTGTTAGGTTGATTGATAAATATTTAAAGGGAGATGTTTCAGGCGCAGAAACCGAGATTCTTCGTAGAGAGTTTCCAAAGTTATATGATACAGCTACTGAAGCAAGAAGAACTATTAATGCCAAGGAGCTTCAAATTAAAAAAGACCTTGGCATGAGAGAGGATGAATTTTTAACTTTAGGCATTGGAAAAGATAATGTTCCTTACTTAACACGTTCATTTGAATTTCACACAAATCCTAAATGGTCAAAACAAATTCAAAAAGTTTTAGAAGATAAAAACCTTAGAGATTATAAGGGGCGTATACCTTTTACCGACCATAATGTAGAGGTAATTCGTGTAGTACAAAATGCTAGGAATTATTTTAAAGATAGAAATCCACGCCTTACAGAAGATGAAATAGACGGTGCTATTGACGAGATGATGAAGCGTGCAGGTAAAGAAGATATTCTTGACACGTTTATAAACATTTTTAATAGTGGTGCAAGCCCTAATATGCAAAAAGTTTTAAAAGGAAGAAAAAATCTTGACCAGCCCATACTTGATTTGCTAGGAGAAATAAAAGACCCTGTAAGAAATTTTCAACAAACTTTAATTAATCAAACTAAACTTCAAGCTGAGTTAGATTATCTAAAAGAAATTAAAAGATTTGCTGAAGATAATATAGGAAAAGAAGTAAAGTTACCTGGACTTATTCCTGATTTTGTGCCTGTTTTGGGGGCTACGAGAACTACTACATTTGCACAAAGACCAACTGGTGCTGGTCGTGGTGCAGTTTCAACTAGGGTAGCTCCGCTTGCACAGGAAAGACTTGGAAGATTGGGGGGAAGGGGCGACCCACTTAACTTAGGAGAGCTTGCAACAACTCAAGAATTTAGTAAAATGCTAAATAATGGTATTGATGTATTTGGTATTGATAAACCATTTGGCAATGCTTTTGTAAGAGCATTACAAAATGTTACTGCATATGCACAAGCAAATGAAACAGTGTTTGACCACACTGCTCATCTGCAAAATATGGTAGGTATGACACAGGCTTTGGCTATGAATGGTACTCTTTTGCGACCTGCAGGTGTAGAGGCTGCAACAAAGTCTATACATAAAATAGCAATGGGTGCAGCAAAGGGTGACAAAGCATCATTAGAATACATGAAGAAACTTAAAGACCTTGGCGTTATAGATAGTAATGTAATTACAGAATCTATGAAAGCTAACTTAGATAATCTGGCTGAAGGTATGGAAAGTTTTACAACAAAAACATTAAAGTCTCCCATTAGAGGAGCAAGCAAGTTATACGGTGGTGTTGATGACTTTGGTAAAATGATTGCACATGAAGTTGAAATGAAGGCTTACAGAAAAGCTTTTCCAAATGCTACTGATGATGAAGTATTTGAATATGCGGCAGAGGTTGTTAGAAACACGATGCCTTCTTATTCAACGGCTATTCCTATTGTTAGGCTTCTTTCTCGTTTGCCTTTTGGTACATATGCCTCTTATCCTGCAGAAGTTTTAAGAACTCAAAAAAATATTGTTAGTATAGCACTTAAAGATATAGCACAAGGAACTGCTACAAATAATCCTAGATTAGTAGCCACAGGTGTGCGTAGAATATCAGCTTTAGCAGCAACAACTGTAGCAATCGGAGCAACTGTAAAACAAAACAATGATATGATGGGGATAACGCAAGATACAGAACGTGGTTTCCGTATGATGTCTCCAGACTTTCAAAAAACAACAACAAAGTTTTTTACACAACCACCAATTATTGATGAAAACAATAATTTTACGGCTCAGTTTGTAGATACAGGTTATCTTGAAGCAAACCAATATACAAAAAGTATTGTAAAAACTTTAAATAGTAGAGTGTTAATTGGTGATACACCCACACAAAGAGAGGTGGATGAGCTTTTTACAAATGCTGCATCTGAGTTCCTTGGACCATATTTTTCTGCTAAGTTTTTACCAGGAGCTTTTGCTAAAGCACTTATGGGATATGACCCTGATACTGGCAAACCAATTGGAAGGGGTATGTCAAAACTAGAAGATGCAGGCATAAGAACAAGAACAGTTCTAGAAACTTTAGTGCCTGCCACAATTAAACTTGAGGAAAAAATTCAAAGAGCAGATAAGTCCGAAGAGTTGCGTGGAGAAGGTTTTGGTCAAACAGCTTCAGGGTTTCCTATGAAAGCAGAAGACCTAAGATATTTAAGAAAGACTGGACTTAGAAGAGAGTCTCCTAATGTTGATAGTGGTATGGGTCTTTCTGTTTATCAAGACTTACAAGATTTAAATAATACTAAAAGTGCTTTTAATGATTACTTAAAAAATATTTCTGATAGGCGTTTAACAAACGAAGACATTCAAAATATTTATCAAAAAGCACATGAATATTATGGAATAGAACGTCAACGTCATGCAAATCTAAAAGATAAGATTGATGTGTTTGCAAATATGGATGTATATCGTTATAATAAAGATACTAAGAACTATGATTATGGCAAATTAGGATATGGGCGTACTTTATATGGAATAACAAGAGAGGGGCGTTATAATTTAGACAGAAGAGTTTTATCTGCTATAGCAGAACAAGGAGTATATTTACCAAGTGAACTAATAGATGACAAAAAAACAGTTTCTTTATTTAGAGATAGATTATTTGGTTCAGAAGTTTTACAAGGTATTAAACAAATTAGAACTATGTATGCTGGATTACCTTTACGTGAGGAAGAAAAATAATGCAAATAACAGCAAACTTTTCATTAGATGAAATGACTAAAAGTCAGACTGCATTACGCAAGGGTATTAACAATATGCCTGACCCAATACACTTGCACAACCTACGTAGCCTGTGTCATAATATACTACAGCCAGTGCGTGAGCATTTCGGCAGACCTGTAACTGTTAGCAGTGGTTTTCGCTCAGTTGAGTTGTGTCTTGCCATAGGCAGTAGCTCTGTAAGTCAACATGCCAAGGGAGAGGCCGCAGACTTTGAGGTAATTGGGATAGATAACAAAGAGGTCGCAGAATGGATTAGAGATAATTTAAACTTTGACCAGTTAATACTAGAGTTTTACAATGAAGGAGAGCCGCAGTCTGGCTGGATTCATTGTAGCTATACAGGCATAGACCAGTTTGGAATAGAACGTAATCGTAAGTCTGTGCTAAGATATGACGGTAAAAACTATATGAACGGATTTTAACATGATACAATTTTTAACACCTATAGCCAGCCTTGCAGGTAAATGGATGGAAGGCAGGCAACGCAAAACAGAACTCAAGAGTAAGCTTGAAGAAGCTAAACTACAGGGGCAGATTAAACATGCAGCCAATGATTCAGCATGGGAAGCTAAAGCTATGGATGCTTCAGCAGACTCATGGAAAGACGAGTTGTGGACGCTTTTTTTCGTTGGCTTGCTGTGTGCCTGCTTCTATCCTCCAGCGCAACCCTATATTGCAGACGGATTTAGATTCCTCAGAGAGGACTGCCCTGAGTGGTTATCTTGGGGTATCTTAGTATCAATCGGTGCAAGCTTTGGTGTTAAATCTATTGGGGCATTACGTAAATAAATGATACAAAATGAGAGAGAGAAATGGAACCTATATCAACTACGCTGGCAGGCATCGCCTTAGTTCAGAAGTCTGTGGAGTTTATCAAGTCTAATATCAGTACAGTTAATGATATTAAAGACATTGCTAGTGCTGTTGATGGCATGTTTTCTGGTGAGCAGCAGATACAACAGAAAAGATATGGTAATAAATCTATTATAGGACAAACAAAAGACGCTGCCTCTACTGTTATTGATGCTAAACTAGCTCAAGAACAAATGTATGAAATAAAAAAACTAATTAACTATAGGTTTGGTCATGGTACATGGGAGCAGATAGTAGCTGAAAGAGCAAAGCGTATACGAGAAGAGAAGGAAGCCATAGCCGAACAGAAACGTATAGCACGAAAAAAACAAAAGGATTTTGAAGATATGTTGTTTGTCGGCGGCTCTATCTTTATTGGTGTAGCTCTTTTCCTTGGTGTAGCTATTGGGATATTTACTTTAGGTTAAAGCAGTTTCCATCATTTCATCAATCATAGACTCAAAGGTGTACTTAGGTTCCCAGCCTAGTACATCTTTTGCTTTTTGTGGATTACCTAACAGTAACTCTACTTCTGCAGGGCGATAGAAGTCTGGATTAATTCTAACAACTGTGTTGTCGTATTCATCCATACCAACTTCATTCAAACCTGTATCACCTTCCCATTTGATTTTCATATCTACTGCAGCAAAGCACCTCTCAACAAGCTCACGCACAGAATGTAGCTCACCTGTAGCCAGCACATAGTCATCACCTTCTGGCTGTTGCATCATAAGATACATACCTTCTACATAGTCTTTAGCATGTCCCCAATCTCGTTTAGCATCTAAGTTTCCTAGCTCAATGTGTGGCTGTTTTTCCTTTGCAATATTTGCTACGCCCTGCACAATCTTCTGTGTGACAAACTCAGCACCTCGCCACGGTGACTCGTGGTTAAATAGAATGCCATTAGATGCGTGAATATTGTATGCCTCACGATAATTTTTTACAGTCCAGAAGGCAAACTGCTTGGCTACCCCGTAGGGGCTGCGTGGATAGAAGGGTGTAGTCTCTGATTGAGGTGTTTCTAAAACCTTCCCATATAGCTCTGAGGTGGACGCTTGATAGAATTTGGTATGGTCGGATAGGCCAAGTGTACGAATGCACTCTAAGAGCTTTAAAACCCCTATAGCGTCCACATTAGCGGTGTATTCTGGCACATCAAAAGACACACGCACGTGAGACTGTGCCGCAAGGTTATAAACCTCATCAAATAAGTTGGTATCAAACAATTGCATTAGGCTACCTGTATCAGTTAGGTCGCCATAGTGTAGCTTAAAGTTGGGGTTATCTACTAAGTGTGCAATACGTCTGGAGGGTTCTGATGATACACGCCGTTGTAGTCCATGTACATTATAGCCTTTATCAAGCAATAGTTCTGCTAGATATCCACCATCTTGTCCTGTAACGCCAGTGACAAGGGCTGTTTTTTCTCCAAGATTATTCATGTTCCAAGCATCTTATATAATGACCTAGTATTTTTGTATATTACTTTCGGGCATTGGTCATCGTAATATATTTGATGTCGTTTTACAACTCTATCTTGACAATGATAGGTACAACGCCTTACAAGCACACTCATTTGTCCATCCATAGGAGCTTGTGTAACCCCCTGAGTTGTAAGAAAACAAAGAACTTTTGCTATTGATATTAAGGTCATTTGTTAAATACCTCTGGATTATTTTCTGCTTGGTGAAAAGTACCTACTGTTATAGCTGCGGCAGCTAGTAGTATAATGTGAATAAATGCAGATAAGCCAAACATCCATAGGCTACCAAGCCATAGACCGAATGCAATACACCACATCCAAGCTAAAACCTGAAGTATCATGTGCCGTGTATTAACATCTGGTATATTCTTTAGTGGGCTGTGGTCGGCATCCATTACACCGTTCCAAGAATTATATATAAACTGTTTCATTCTTCTTCTCCTTCTTCTTCAAAATCTTCAGGCCAAGTAGACATAAACAGTTCATACATTTTTTCTTTGCCTATAATTTTCATGGCGGCACATATCTTTCCCTCAAGACCTGCTACGTCCTGTGGTCCATCGTCTTCTGCATTGTTGCCACGTACACGAGATAATAACTCAAGAGCCTTGAGTGCAGTTTGACCGTTGCCATTTGCTTTGGCTTGCTCGTACTGTTTCTCAAGCTCTGAGACAACATCTACATCTGTGCTGTATTCGTCTTCAAGTTCTTCAAGCCTGCGCTGGATGGCAGGTTCTTGTAGCAATCTGTATCCCTGATTGTGTGCAGACTTTTCACTATAGCCAGCAGAGATAGCAGACTGAGTAGCATTCTTGTTGATAAGATATGCTTGACAAAACTTTTCTTGACGCTCTTTAAGCTGCCCTGTCATCCATAAATTCCTCAAAAGTTTGAAACTCTTGATTGTAATACGACTGCTCAAAGACTTGATAAGCAAGAGTATTATTACCATAGAAGTCTATGTTTAGTGCTAGGTCTTTTCTTTCAAGCATCTTCTCAAGGTCTTGGGCAAGGGCAAGCAACTCGCCTGTTGTCCAGAACTTAAACCCACCAGTTTCTACATGCAAGTATTTTGGTTGTCCTGCTTCGTCTTTTGCTTCTTTATCTACAGCATCTTCTGGTACGCTACAATCAAATCCAAACAGGTGTAGGTTGCGATAGCCTAATGTTTCAAGCAGACCGATGGCTCGTGTGGCAGAGGCAGTACCGCCAGAGATAAATACTGTGCCTGTAGGAATAGGAAGCTTGGTATTGATTACAAACTTATCTTCCCTGTCTGCGTCACGTACAGCATCTGTAAAGGCATGAAAGCCTTTTACATTATCTGTCTTAGACATAATGTAGTCTACTGCAGAGATGTCTGTCATGCTGGCAATTACAAATAGTGTGCTTGGGTCAACCTCTTTAAATAGGTCTTTGCGTTTTACTCCGTGTGTGCTTACACCGTCTACAGGCCGTGGGTCTAGAATGACACAGGCTGTAGGTTTAATACCTGCTTTAAGAAGACGGGGATATGAATGCTTGACACACCATACTTCGGCATCATATTTCTTTTGAACTTTCTTAATTTCTTTCATGTCAAGTTGACCGCCTGATACAATGATGGCGTGCTTGTTATTTGTTTTGTATTGCTTGACCCAATCAAAGTCATTAATCTTTTCTACGTTGTAGATAATGTTGTTATGGATGTCGTCCTGTGGCATTGAGTCTTTTGGTTTTACAATGATGGGGATACGCATGAACTCTTGTGGTAAATCTTTCTCTTTGGGAGAGATAACTACGCCAAGATGAACCTTGCCGCCAAACGCAGTTGGGTCATCTGATGGAAGAACATATTTATTAGTGTCCTTAATTTTTTCAAAGGTTCGTATGATTCCGTTGTAGTCAGGGTTGTCCAAAAACTCTTTGTCTTCATGTGAATAGTAGTCATCGAATACAATAACGGGTACGTCTTTCAAGAAAGTGTAATCGCTTTTAACTGTATCATATGAATGACCGCCATCAATATAAGCAAGGTCTACGTCATCGAATCTCTTAGATTTCATGGTGTCCTTGGTGTCACCGCAATTTAGATTGTAGGTAAACTTCTTATTGTTCTTTGCCATCTTGACAGCAAACTCTGCAAGTCTACGGGACACAGCCTCAGTAGGATTGTGCGCCTTGATGTTTAGTTCTACCTTATCTGTCTCCTCTGTGGCCTCTTCAAATAAATCAAAGCCACGATAGTGTACTGTATCTACATTTTCAAAAGCAGCAAGTGCCATCTCAATGGCTCGACCACCATTCCATGTGCCTGTCTCTACAATAGTAAAGGTGTTACGGTCTTCAGAGTAGAAGCGAACCAAATCTGCAAGCTGTTTGTAACGCTTTGGACCTACAATATCAGGAGATACTTCCTGTTTCTTTTGCCACTTACGACTACCTTTGTTATGTATAAAGTGTTCATTTAACATACAGTTTTCAAACATCTCTAGGCCACGCACTCCCTCTGACAAGTTGCGTATCTTTGAACCATGTGCTTCATATATCTTGAGCAGGCGGGTGTACACAAATGAATCAGTCCACTCACGATAGCTGAATACTTCGTTAGTGTCATATGCGCCACGTATATCTACGATGTGAGAGCAGGCGTTATGATATGCCATGTTCCATGCAGTAAATCCTGTTTCGCTGTAGTCAATGTCAATGCGACCAAGGTGAACCATGTCTACCTCGTCAAGCATAATCTTAGCTGCGTCTTCTGCAGTAAATCTTTTCTTTGTAACAGTGTCGGCATCAAGCCATGCCAACCATCCCTTGTATTCTTCTTCAATTAACTCAAAGGCAAGGTCTGAGTAGGCATATACTTTATTACAAAAACGTACTGCGTCCAGCCTGTAATTGTATGGTGCTTCCGCAAAGCGTCCGTTTTTATCTGCATTACGCTTAATAAAATCGTTGCGTGCTTCTACATCTTCTATGTGACGGTAGGTAATGAAGCTTGCCTGCGGCAGTCCGTCTGTTTCTTTTTTATAACCCTCAAGGTACACGTATAGTTTAAAGTCGGTCGGTTTCCATTTGCTTATGACAGACTCCAGCATAGGCAGTCCATATTCTTCTTCGTGTTTTTTAGGAAAGCTTGTTACAAAAGTATACATAATTATTCCTCTGAGTATAGGTTGTTAAATATTTGGTTAGTATCAAGAGTATAATCTAGGTCGCTCTTGCTGTAATGTATTTGTGCTGATGGCTTGAAGTCTGGCGCACCCTCACCTGTAACAAACCAGGCTGGATGCGTGACCCTAACCCTGTTGTTAGGTAGGGCAACAATGTTTCCTGTCCACTCACCTGCGTCCAGCAGGCAAAGCACGTGGCTTTGTTTGTGTTGTGCAGAGTCATCAGCTATCTCGCTATCTGTGTAGTCCACAGTGAATAGATACTTGGCGGGGTACATCTCCCCATCAATCTTTACAAGCCAAGGACAGGGGGTTGCTCTGTCGATTGTATACACAGAGTGTGTTCGTGATGCACAATCCCACGGCTGTGCTTGGTGCGTTGCCATTTGTTGAGGCCAATCTTCTACAGGGATGTCTCCCATCAAGCCTGTGATAGGCATCCTTGCCCACATTGCACCGCCATGCACCGTATCTTCTTCTTCGCCTTCGGCAGATATGCCTGTAAATATAATCTGAAAACTAAGGCATCTGTTGGGCATTGTCGTAACACCGACAGCCATGCCATGTAGAAACTCTCCGTGATATGCTTCGTGATTGTGCGTGAAGTCACGGCGTACCCAGCATTTAAAGTGGGGTATGTTGCTATGTAAGAACGCCACTACATATTCTCCAGTATAAGCTGAGTAGTTATTTCTTTTTCAGTGGCAAGCCATTCTTCTGTGTACGCTTCGTCAATAGGTCGCTTCGGTTTCCAGTCTTTAAACCACGGACCACCTGTCGTAAAGTGAGCATTCTTCGCCTCAACATGTTCGCTTGAGTGTCCGTCAAGCCAATTCCATTCTTCATGTATGTCTCCAATCTCGTCATCGTCAAGCCACCCAAAAGAGTGCAGCCAAGAACCTGTTTGCAGGTTGACCGCATCAACTGTTAGCTTTTTGTTGCTTGGGTGGGAGCAGTTGAACAGCATAAAGCTAGACCAGTTTTTTCTACGATAGCGGGTTTGTGCAACTCCGTCCATCTTTGCTCCTTCGGGTGGCTCATATTTGTGCTTGATACACTGAACAGCAAAGTCTGTTCGCTTACCGTAAACGCCAAAGATACCTTCGATGTCACCACGCACAAACATGTCAGCATCCATAAACAATGCCAGACCCTGATACTGGTTCAATGCAGGAACCAAGAAACGGGTAAATGTAAAGTCTGTACTAAATGGTTTGTTGTCGAAGACATCATATCGTTGTTTCGGGTCGTGTTCAAACACACGTGAAGCCCTGCGGTACAAGCCAATGCGCCGAAGCTCTGGCTCAAGCAGGGGGATGATGTCGTATTTTGTATTGTATTTACGGATTGAGTGTTCCAGAACTTCGTAAGCTCTGCTGTCACGGTCATCATATCCAATATAAATAACTGGTCTTCTTTTCATAACTGCTCCAATATAAGGTGCGGTGGACATGAGAGAGAGAAAGGACTGAAGAACTCTGCCCACCGCTTATCTTATATTATATGAAAATTATGCAGCTAAGTCAAGAACTTTTTTATAGTCTTGTAATTCTGTTTGCTGCAGATACCAACAAGCCCTTTTAAACTTGCCGTTATTGTCACCAAAGTTTATATCATTATATAATGTATCTGCCTGTATTGCACCACGGCATTCATAATCGCCATTTTTACCTACCATTAACATGAACACATCTATGTTTTTGTTTTTAGAGTTTGACAATAGACAACCTGTTTGCCACGGCGTAGTCTTTACATCAATGCGGAGTCCGTTGTATTCTACATCTCCCATCTCTAGGCCAGAGGCAACACCTTTTGTGCCAAGAGTAAACAAGTCTGTGGGATATACATCAAGAAGTTTACATGCCGCAAGCTCTGATTCTGCACCCATGATGTCGGGTTCTATTCCAGATAGGTTTTGAGCCACAAGTTTTTGGTTTATAAGTTTACCTCTGTTTCCATAGTATCTGCTTTTTGCTATAAGAAGAGCAATCTTTTTTTCTAGCTCGTTTAAAATAATCTTTGTCATACTATTCTGCACCGTAATATTTATTTATTGTTTGAATCTTTTCATCGGCGGCGGCAATCTTTTCTACCTGTGTTTCAATGGCTTCGACAACATCGGGGTGTTCTCCAATACCAACCGATTGATTTAAGTAAACTTCAACATTGGCTTGTGCTACTGCAATCTCGCCTTCTAGTTTTTTAGTAAGTGCCTCTAATAAATTCATAATGTTAACTCCGCATTTAGTTCAGAAAATCCCCCAATGTATTTACCATCAATCATAATTTGTGGTACTGTCTTCTTGTCAGGGAAGAGCCTTGAGAACTCTCCCAAGTCTACATCAACTCCTATCTCGTAATAGGTGTAGGGAAGGTCACGTTGCTCACACAACACCCTCGCTCTGTCGCAAAAGCTACAGTATTTTTGTCCATATATCTCAATCTTGTACGCCATATTGTCTCCTACTTGTGCCACAAGCCTTTCAATCTTTTCTTTGCATTTATGTTGGCCTGCTTTTTGTTTTCATGTGACATGCTTTGCCAGTTTGTTAGGTCTTCAGTTGTTCTCCCGCAGTGGATGCAGAAGTCGTGAACATTACTTAGCTCACAACTATCTGCACCCGTATCTGCTTTACAGGGGCTGCTCATCAGGCAGCAGTTAGGTCAACGACCTCACAGGAATCACCAGAGCAAGCCAGTGTTTGTGTACCTGCCGTGTTGTCTTCCTTCTCGTAATCAGAAAGCCTTGACCAGTCGATTGACTTGGGCATAGCACTAAGTGCCTCAGTGTACACAGCCTTGTCACAGTCCTGATAAGGTGCTTGTGCATAGGTGTGGTCACTGTGCGGCAGGAAGGATACACCAGAGCAGATGTCAAAGTTATCGTATACCCATGCGCCAACCTTGAGCCACTCCTCGTCACGAACTGTGATGGTCACTGATGGCTTGTGTTCGCACCACTCAAGGGCATACATCTTCCACAACTCAAGTTGCTCAATCGCAGTCATGTCGTTGCGTGTAACCGCACCGTCAGGTGAAGCCACTGGAAAGCTAAACACTGTCGTGCTTTCAGGTTTCATAACGCAAGGCTCTGCAGGAATGCCTACGTCCTGCATGAACTGCGTCAACGGGTCTTTGTTATCACCTCGTACAGTTCTAATATAATGCGTGCTATGACGAGCGTGAATGCCAGAGGCACTATCAACAAGCTGCGAAACAGTACCTGAAGGCTTGACACAAGTGATGGCCGCAGATGCACTAATTCCAAGTTGCTGTGCAACCTCGTTGTTTGTCTGTACAGCAACGTGGCGCAACTTATTAAGTATTTTTGCAGTCGGTTTGTTTGTGATTTCATTGTCCATAATACCTGTCAGGCTTACACCCAACAGCCTTTCCTCTTCCGTGTTACGTTTCCATACAGGCCGCAGATACGGCATGTGTGTATATGTGGATTGAATCGTACCCAAAATTGTAGCAAGCTTTACTTTGCGTGCTAAAGTTTTCTCTGTGTCGGTTGGGCGAACCACAACCTCTGTCAGATTACAGAACTGATAAGGACGAAGTATAATTTCACTGCACGGGTTTGTCCCCCACTCTCTACCAGTTTCACGGCGACCATTACGCTCAACGTGTTTGTCTGCTGCGTCACGGCTGAAGATGCCACGCTCACCAGACTTAGACTCGACCAGTGCTGTCCACTCACGCATGAATGTTTCCATGTCAGGCTTCTCAGTGTAGGCAACAGAGTTGTTAGCCAACGCACGTTGACCCTCATTCTCCCACCACTGCCCCGACTTGGCATGACGCATACGGTCATCGGATAGATTGGACAGGCTAATCATTGCACTGCGGCGTACACCGCCGACAACTACAACCTCGCCAATCTTACACATGATGTCGTGACACTCAACGCTGTTGAGCTTGCGACCAGTTGCGCCTTTGAACTTACCTACAACAAAGTTGAACAGGTCGTTAAGCGGCTCTGGTCCAGAGGCACGCCCACCAAATGTCTTGAGTCGTGCGCCTGCAGGTCTAATCTTCGACAAGTCCCACTTGGGGATGTCACCTACATAGAGCAGAGAGATAAGCTTACGCAGACTCTTTGCCCAGCCTTCCTTGCTATCCTGTACCACAATAATATCTTCTACCTCTGCGAGGTCTTCGGGTACTTGCGGTAGCTTCTGTATTGCCTGACGCTCGACTGAAAAGCCTACGCCTGTACCGCATAGAAGAATAAACATAGCCTCGTCAAAGGCACGGGGGTGGTCAACAGGCAGGTAGCTACAGTTGTACACACATGTGTTGTCACGGTCAGCCGCTTGGCCTGCTGTCATCAAGGCACGCATAGAAGGCATTACCTCTAGGTTGAGGATTGCTTCCTCGATTTCATTAATTGTTTTGGTGTCGATGTCTGCGGGACGCACGATGTTGTCTATGAATCTGCCTACTGTTTCAGCCCATGTCTCTCTTCGGTTCTCTTCCTCAATCCATCTAGCGTATCTAGATGTAGCAATAAATGTTTGGTAATCGGTTGGTAGGTGGTTAGTCGTAGTCATATTCCTTGTCATCGGCATGTAGCTCCTCTCCAGTTAGTGCTTTCCAGCTATATTTAAAATCAAATCGTGAGCATTCCTGACTAATCATTTCAGCAATCTCACGTGTCTCCTTCTGTGCCGTGTCGTGTAGACGTTGGTTAACTACACGAGAAAAGGCATACAGAGAACCAGACCAGTACCACTCTGTGTACATGTTCTGCGGTAACACCATGCGTGCAAGCTCTGGTGCTACGCCATCCTCAAGCATATTGTCGTATGTCTTTATTGCCTGCTCCATGAATGAGCGAATGTCATACGGTATTTTGTCGCTTGCACTCCCCTGTTTTACATTGTCTGCACGCTTTCTCCACATCTTAGGTATGTAGAACTTGGGTTCATAGTCCACATAGCGGCGGCTGACTTCATTCCAAGCCAACCCCACTTGGTGCTTGATAAGCTGTCGTGCCACAAATAGGGGTGCTTCAATACGAAACTGCAAGAAGCAATGCGAGAAGGGCGACCAGTGTGCGTGTTCAGCTAAGTAACTGATAAGCTTCTGGTCTTTCTCTGAAAGGTCGTGGTGATTAGCCACCTTGACCCGCTTTGATTCCTTGTTAAAGGAAACACGGGCAGCGTTTACTACTGTAAGGTCGCTGCCCATATAATCAATCAATGATACTTTCATTAGTCGAAGACTCCAATTATACTACACTTGTTCCAACGAAGCAATAAGCTTATTGAGATACCACTGACATTTTTTTAGGTCTTCCACAGGCTTTCCCTTGTACTTGTATCGCCACAAGTATTTCATGCAGTTGCCCTTCAAATATCCTGTAAATTCTTCGGCTGTCATGCTGGCCTCAATAGCATCAATGGCTTCAATTCCCTTGAAGTTGTAGTGTGTTGGGCTGTTTACGACATCTGGTTGTTCAAAATGCTTGAACTTAGTGTCCAAGGATTGCGTTGATTCGTTTTCTGACATACTCAATTTCTCCTGTGTGCAACACCTTGTAGGCGAAGTCTCTCATATAGTTCGGGTCAACACCTGCATTGGTACATACTTCCTCGAAGTCCTGTGCCGTGGTTCCTATGGAAGCAAAGAACCATGCCGTTGCCCTGTCCCTTTCAATGCGTGCTTCTGATGGCTCACCTCTATACGGTTGCTTGGTCGCATCAAGTAATGCCTGCAGTATGACACATAGATACAGTGTCTGTTCAGGCGAGGACAAGTCTGGTCTGAACTCGTCCAAGTGAAGTGTTATTCTACTATTTGACATTTGCTTTGTCAAGCCATTCTTGCGGAATGCCCTCATTTAATTTGCAGAACTGATAGCCATACTTGTTACACCAGTCTGCGTAGGTCATCTTCCCGCCCTTGTATAGCTTGCGATATGGATTGTCAAACACAAAGCGAATGTCTATGTCTGGGTACTGGCTCTTAATAAAGAGGTGTTTCTTCCTGTCCTCTGCCATGAACCGCCCCTTCACTTCAAGCACAACGCCATTGGGTAAGAAGAAGTCGGGTGTATACTTCTTATCCTCACGCCACTCGTATGGTAGCGTGTCTTTCTCGTACTCGAAGGCTATCTTTAATTTGTGAAGCTGTTGTGCCGCCTCGTATTCTGAATTGGATTTGTATTCGTGTTTATATTTTTTTCTTTTCATAACTCCAGTTCTTCGACATTCGGTGTCTTCGCTACTTGCGTCATGTACCGCACGCCATTGGAATATTTGAATGCACGAAGACCAGCACCACCATTGGCATCAGCCCAGCATTTCTTCTTGTATGGACAGAATACACAGCCAATCGCCAGCTTGCGGTTGCCTGACTCTCCATCCTTTGCATCATTGTAGCAACGAGCAGGGGCGGTTTCACTTTGAACCATGCCCTTGAGGTGGCGAACACGGGCAGGAGCATCAATCATCTCAAGCTCATGCACACGGGTCACTGCAAGCTCACCACTGTTCTTATCAATAGCAAGGAATGCTGCCTCATTGCGGTTGTTCTTTGTTGCGTATGCACTAATCTGTGCGATGTACCCAAACGGGTCATCGTCTGACAGCCTGTTCTCTTTGAACTTCTTGAATCCAAATGCAGAGGCAGACTTGATATCTGTAAGCACACCATCAATCACGCAGTCCTGATGTCCAAGCACACCCTCTACCTCTACGGTGTCCTGCGCCTCTTCGACTGTATGCCCAGACACTTTGGTCAGGCAAATCAGGAGAGCCTCAAGAACATGACCCATCAGGAACTTAATACGGGTCTGTCCATTCAGAGGCTCTCCGTCTTCACCCTGTACTCCGTACCAGATTTGACGGTCTGGCTTTCCGATTTGAGAAAGTCGTAGGTTAGATGCACCTGTACGCTCTCCCTCACGAAGCACAGTCTCAGTAGCCTCTCGCACTAGGCTACCAACTTCGTCCAGTGCTTCTTGCACTGAAGGGTTAGACACATCAACACCTTTTTCTAGGGTCGAGTAAATGTCCTGTACGAGTGTGTCGAGTGTCTTAGTCATGGCTATCCTTTCGGTTGGCGAACACGGCAGGACTTGAACCTGCAACCTGCAGATTAGAAGTCTGCTGCTCTATCCAGTTGAGCTACGTGTCCCAGCTTTTCTCTTTATGGTTTTGCGAATGCGTTGTGCCTTGTGTGCAATGTACTCTTCCTCATCTGCGAAGAAGTTGTGCAGTGATTTGAGGACACGCAACTGAAGTGCTTTCAGGTGCCTGCCTCGTGGCATTGCCCAGCCTATAATAAAACCTGCAAGTCCGAAGCACAGTATCACAAGGTATTCGGGTAAGTTTGTTTCCATCTCAGTCTCCTATGTAAGTGATAGCGTTCCCGCCCTCGCAGCTATCGCCAGCGACCAAATCCAACTGTCGCCCCCGTGCTTATCAACTATCTAGAAAGGGATGTCGTCATTCAATTCTGTGCTAGTTGATGGTGCGTCTGAAGCAGTAAAGCCATCTTCGACATCGAAGTCTTCCCCTGCTTTGTACTCAACCAAGTCCACAACTTGAACCTTCTTGAGCAGTGGTGATACACCTGACTTGCCATTCATTTCCCACGGGAACGGTGTGTACATTACATTCACAACGCTACCATTACCAATGAGGCCAGTGAATGCCTGCTTCTGTGCATCCACAACTGTGGGTGCTTCGTTCTGCGAACCATCACGGCGTGTTACCTTCTGGCGAATGTGAACGAAGTCACCACGGTCATCGCCTTTGTTCTTGATGGTAAGACCATCTGCCTCAAGTGCGGCACGATTGTTGTCATCAACAAGAATGTCGATGCCCCACTCAGGTTCGTAAGTGGTGTTTGGTTGTTGTACTGATGCCCAATATGCTTTACCTTTTACTACGGTCATATTTCGTTTTACCTTTCGTTTTGGTTGTAATGTCGTGACGTTATTGCCGACGACCACTATATAGTGCCACATCCAGAATCAAATGTCAACACTTTTTTTCTAGTGGGTATCTCCCCACGTTTTCCCGACCTTGTATTCACTGTCGAGAGGGCAACGAACTTTGAGAGATTGCTCTGTCAGTTTCATCGCCAGCTTTGTAACCTCGCCAAGTTCTTCGGCGTGGTCTTTGCGAACCTCGAACTGGTACTCATCGTGAATACTCGCAACAAGTCTGAAGTCGAGGTTGCGTTTAGTTGCCTGTATGATAATGTGCTTGAGCCATTCCTTACAGACGATTGCACCTGCCCCCTGTAGCAGGGAGTTGAGTGCTGCATGTGCAGAGCGTATCTGCAACACACGCCCATCAATACCTAGCACATAGCCACGTGATGCAAGCTTATCTACCTTGCTACGCAGTGCCTTGAGTGCAGGCATGTTGGATAAAAACTTATCAATTAATTTCTTACCTTCTTTAGCAGAGCCATCTACAATCTTACCAATCTTAGCCGCACCTGCTCCATACAGGAATGCGTAGATGAATGTCTTGGCATTGTCACGTGTCGGCAACCCTGCCGCCTTCTGGTTTGCGGTATGCACATCACCCTCAACAACCTCACGTGTGAAGTCCCTGTCGTTCATGTAATGTGCAAGCATCCTCAACTCTAGTGAGCTTGCGTCACTACCAAGAAGCACATAATTATTAGAAGTAGTAGTCCATACATCTCTACAATCCTTTCCATAAGGTGAGTATACTGCGGGTACTTGCGCCATGTTAGGCGAAGTGTGTGTCATACGACCTGTGATTGTACCCAGCGTCCAAACCTTACCATGCACCCTGCCATCTTCACCGACTGCATCTATCCAAGACTTAATCTGTGAGACACGTTTCTCCAAGAGAAGAAAGCGTGCAACCATCTGTGCTTCGGGTATGTCAACCTTTGACAACACTTCCTCTGACACAATGGCTTGGCCTTTCTCTGTGTAGGCATGAGGCTTCCAGCCTAACTCAGACAGACGCTCTGCAATCTGCTTGCGTGATGCGGGGTTGAACACAGTCACCTTGTCCTTCAAACGATTACCTGTTTTGTCAGAGTATCTAATCTCAGTAATCGGCGGGAACTTCTGCTGTAGTTGTGCCTTGATTTGTGTTGCCTCGTCCGACAGTCGAGCCATCAGTTGCATGGCGGTAGGCACATTAAGTGCAAAGCCGTTACGCTCCTGCTGGTCTACGATTGCACGAACCTGATGCTCAAGGCGTATGCTGCGTGGTGAGAACCTCTTCATCTCTGGCACAAGTATATTGTACACACGTTCTGTAATCTCTACATCCCTAATGCAATACTTTAACATTTGGTCGGAATACTCTGACCAATCAGAAAATTCTATCTTGTTGTACCCCAGAGACTTACCCCATGCTTCAAGCGAGTGACCGCCTTCACGCACAGGGTTAGCCATCTGTGACAGGATAAGCGTATCACGTATCTTGTCTAGAGGTATGTTGATGTTTAGTAATCGCTTCAGAACAGGAGCATCAAAAGACACGCCATTATGAAACACCAGAATATCAGCAGACTCCAAGAGTTGCTTGCAATTCTCAAGAGTGTTAGGTGTAAATGTGTAGGTTCTTTTTTCATCTAAGTCTCGTGCCACTACGCAGTAGATTTGTTTGGCATCAAGCCCGTCTGTTTCAATGTCTACTGCTAATCTCTTCATTTCCAATATTCCTTTTTCTCTTGTTTGTTAAGCTTCCTGTAACAGGGGATACAATGAGAACCCCTGCCACTAGGCCACCTCTCATCCGTTACGAACTTGTGGATAGGCTTGTGTTTGTTACAAGATTTACAGTTCTTTAAAGTTTTATTCAAGTTCAATCAACTCTGCTTTCTCGTATGGGATGTGAAAGAAGTGTTCGCCCTTCACAATGTTACGTCCTTGTGCCTCACGCACATCTGATTCTGCAACCACGTTATCCTTGATGCGCCACGCCGCCTTGCGGTCAGCACGTAGGATGTAGAAGTTGAAGAAGCCATCGGCATCAGCCACTTTGTTAATCAGCTTGTGCTTGCGATACGGTATGCGTATCTCTTTCCAGTCAGGGTTCCAATCACCCTTCCAACCGTACTTGATTTCAACCTCGCTGAAGTATGTATTATCGCCTTTCTTTGACTTGATGTCAACAGAAAAATCTTCTTTGCTGTCAAGAATCTTGTGACCATTACGCTTGAGGTAGGCAATCACAATGTCCTTGGCTGGTGCGTCAGATGTCTCGTAACGCTGGCGACTGAACGGGATGTTCACTGCGCCGTGTATTGGTTTGAGTTTCATAGATAGTCTCCTGCTTCTACTGTGTCAAAGTCTTCGGCGTTAGGGTCATCAATCTCCTGCATACGACCAGACTCACGGTCATACAGCAGGTAGGTAGCGATACCTGTCTCACCTGCATAGCGGTTCTTGAGGACACGTATGGTCGTGGTGTTGGCAATCACGGGGTCGGATGCCTGCTGGTCACGCTCCATAGCAATCACTGCGTCACTGATTTGTGCGATGCTGTGTGAGCCACGCAACATAGACAGACTAATCTGTACGCCCTGCTCCTGTCCCTTGTCGCCTGATGCACGCCGCAAGTGTGATACCAGAAGCATACAACACTGTGTCTCCTCGACCAGTGAACGTAGCTGGGTCATCATCTTGTCAATGTTCCTGCGCTCGTCCTCACCCTCAAGACCTGATACAAGGATTGAGAGGTGGTCGATAATGATATAGCGACAGTCAAGTGCCTTGACCATGTAGCGCACACGTGCCAGGATTTCATCAGTCTGTATAGAACCAAAGTGGTCGAATGCAAACACACGGCCTGTACCTACAGTAGCTTGCTCGTAATGTGCCAGTTGTTCCTGTGGAACCTGCTCACGAATCTCCTTGATGTAGAGCCGCTTGCTTGCCTCGACAGACATCAGGTGGAAGATGGTCTGCTTGACGTTCTCCTCAAGGCTGATGATACCAATGTTGCTGTCGGTGTTGTTGAGTAGGTGATGCTCAAGCTCACGCATGATGCTGGACTTACCTGCACCTGTGCCTGCTGTGAACGTGATAAGCTCACCAGTACGCATACCATACAGCAACTCGTTCATGCCTTTGTACGGGTAGTCAACTGACTGCCTGTCCTCGTCATCGTACAGACCATCGAAGTTCTTGAGGTTGACGATACCTGCAGGTGTGTAAGGTGCGGCATCCCACCAACGCTTGATAAACTCTTCGGTCTTACCATGCTTGAGATACTCGTTAGCATCCTTCGCCTTCAGCTTGACGATGCGGCACTTGTTAGGCTCGAAGATGGACGCAACCTTTGCGGCGGCGGCGTTGCCATGCTCGTCATTGTCAAAGCAGACAACGATGTTCTCGAACTTGTTGAGCCACTCGAACTGTGCCTTCACATCCTTGACCGCAGACTGTGCGCCATTACGGACGGACACGACAGGCCACTTGCAACCCATCATCTGATAGGCAGACACAGCGTCCAACTCGCCTTCGGTCAGTGTGATATACTTGCCGCCATCACGAAACTGGCTCTGTCCAAACAGTCCTGCCTGTGGCAGTCGGCCTTCGGCGTGGAAGTCTTTGGTCTTGACATGACGAACCTTGTTCGCCACATGCTGACCATTGACATCGTAGTATGGGTATATCTGCTTGTCACCTGCGACAGTGATGCCGTATGCCTTCGCTGCTTCGAGCGAGATGCCACGGTCTTCGATGGCAGAGAATTGCCCCTGACTCAATGGTGTATTCATTGTATGAACCTTTCGTTCTGCGACACTAACAATTCTGTCAGAGCCTTCTGCCGCCGTGTATGTCTCACACACAAAGCAGTAGCGTGAGCCGTTGTCATACAGCACATTGCCATCTGACGAACCACACTTGCCGCACTCACCACGGCTGACCACGTTTGCTTTTTCAGTATTCATCTATTCACCTTTCTCTGCGTAGTAGATGCCAAACTCTTTGCCCCTGTCATACAGGAACAGCTTGCCGTTCACTATCTCTGTTGCGAACCCCATGCCTTTGGCAACCAGTTCACGATAGCGAAGGAACTCGTCTATGTCCTTCACCTCTTCCATGAAGGCAGGGGCTGACCCCTGTGTCTTATACATCATGCGATACATTTTTAACCTCTCTCATTGCTTCGGTCATAGTTTTCTTGGTCGTTGCTTTGTTCTGTGAAGTGATGGCTTTGCGCCTTAGTGCCTTTAGTTCTTGCTGTTTCGTCCGTATAAATCTATTCATTCAACTGCTCCATTGGTTTTCTTGTCCCGCTTTGTTCCATCGCCATCATAGTACCATGACCGATTATCAGGGTCAAGTTCTTTCCGCTTATGCTCTAGCCTACGGCGGTGAACTAAGTCACGGTGGCGTTTCAACTGTACATCATTCATCACTGGTCAAACTCCTTGTCTGCGGCATCCATCGCAAAGTCCACGCTGTCTGCATACATCTCTGTAGCTTCTTCCCGTGCTATTTTCTTTGCTTCCTTCTGGCTGTAGCCTTCTTCAATATACTGGTGGTACAACTCTCTAAAGAGTTGCCTTCTATCTTTTTCCCATAGGTTGTTAGTGTAGTGTGACATCGCTAAAAGTTTTCTCCATCATTGCTATCTCAACTTCCTCGTCTGGAAGCGTTCCATTTAATATAAAGGCAATCTCTTCCTGTGTCAAATCAGGGAAGGCACGGTCAACTGCCCAGCCATCTTGCCATCTTCGTATCTGTGCATAGGTGATGGGCAAGTCCATCTCGTGCATGTTGCCAGAATATATTGAGCGTCTAATTAGTTTCATCGTTTTTCCACTTCGCTTTATCTGTCAACAAGAAAGCGTTACCGAAAAACGACAAGGCCATAGGCCAAGAGTCGTCCTCATTATACATGAGAAACACTTCCTCGTTGATTGGTTTGTTCATGTCTTGTTTCTTTTCAATCACAAGTTGCCTTCCATCCTGAAGCTGAACCAAGCGGCACTCGCCCCCGATAAATCCCTCTGCGACATCACGGGTAGGTGACTCAAGTTTATCGGAGCAGTGTACAAGAACTGCTTTTGATTTATTAATCATCAGTCCCACCTGTAGAAAATGTGGCTGTCAATCTTGACAATCCTCGTGTGGGTCTTCGACCAACTAGGCATTACATAGTCAGCGTGGTAATGTGTAGCCCCGTCCATGAACGTACCGAACCAGCCGTTCAACACAATCTGTGCGTTCTCCTGTGCTGTCTCAAAAGCTTTTTTATTGCGTGGCTTATCAGACAGGCCATCACAGTACCAGCTAAACTGACATCTGTTACGGGCTGGTTTGCTTTCCCAATGAATGCCCTGCTTAATCACTGCACAAACAGTGTCGGGGAAGCGGTCATCATACACACGATTCATTACGACCTGCCCGACTGCAAGCTGTCCTGCTGTGCTTTCGTTGCGTGCTTCATGGTATATGTTCAATGACATACACATCAGGGCGTTAGCAAATATTGTCTCAATCATTTTCTTTTCTCCGCTTTCTTTCTCAGTTTTGCAAAACCTTTTTCTTGCCTTGCAAGATATCGTTCTGTCTGTGCTACCAGACTGTCCCATAGTTGTCGCTTGATACGCTTGCGGTTTCCGTCT